GTGTCCTAAATGTACTAAAAAACCCCCCCTCTTCAGGCATGCCCCTGGAGGCCCCCTGTGAGGCACTCCTAGAGGCCCTATTTATGCCTCCTTTAGAAGCATTGCACGCATTGCATAAGCATTGAAGATTCCAGTCGTCGTCAGTCCCATTCATACTGCGCGGAATGATGTGGTCAACCGTGTTGCCGTCCATTCCACACTGTTGGCAAATGTGCCCGTCTCTGTTGAGTATGCGCTCGCGTATCTTGCGCCACTTAGATGTTGATCCATTGTCTTTGAGTGCGCTTGCCATTAGTAGTAACCATTCGCCTGGTGGAACGCCCACGCCTTGCATGGTGATTGATAACGTTTTGTTATGTATCTGATTGTCTGATCTATCTGTCTGAATGGGTCAAGGTCACGATAGTACGTTGAGCGCATTTGCCCTAGCCCATAGTGTGACCCATTGCGTGCAGTATATGACCACCTTGATTCCTTAGTTATGATCTTGTTAAAGCACTGGAATTCTTTGTAATCAATCAACCTAGAGTGTGCATACAACTTCAAATGATCTATTGAATGAGCAGCTGAATGAGCAGTGTTTGCCCCTATCGGTGCGACGAGGCCAGTGATTAACAACAACAATTGAAGTCTTTTTCTATTTAACTTTTTGCTTTTAAGATTATTTGAAAGAACTTCATTCTTTGATTTAACCCTGAAATGCGGGCTGTTGTTGTATGCGTCAAGCGTACACCCCCATGTCAATCGTTGAATAACTTCACGCATGGGCTTGGGCGTGTCCCACACCTTTTGCACCCATGTGGATAACGCCTGTGTATAACTTCTCACTGATGACCCCAGCCTGTCCCCTTGAATGAAATCCCAAAGGTTGAGTAGACCCGACTCATGTTTGCCCCGCAGCAGATTGGTTCGCGTTCTTCGTGGATTGATCTATCCACTTCAACACTGATTTGGCACACCTGGCATTTAAATTCATAGACTGGCATTTGATGTTCCAATCTGCGCAACTGTCATACAACTGCAAATTGTGCATTGCAGCGTTTCCACCCCTGGAGGCAATAAGTCCGTGATTCTGACAATCAGCTGCGTTGTTACCTTTTTGCACATTCGACATTCAAATTGCAGTCTGTCCATAAGTGGATTTCCTCAAATTCTCAATAGGTTGCAGATTGATTTGCGTGACCCACCAGTTTGGTTGCTTTGAATGGCGATAACGCGGCTTTTTGGCTATTGCTACGGGTATCCAGCCCGCAATGAAATAGTGTGGTGATTTGCCCGTCACCAGGACTGCAATGTCTGTTGTGCGGTCGTATTCATGGACGATCAATTGCCCTGCAACGTACTTTGTCCACTTCACTTCAATCCCATTGCCCACGTCAGCCTTCACTTTGTATTTTGGCTCATGCGGGTCATAGGTAACACCCAGGTATTTTGCAACAATCCATTCACTTCCAATGGTTTCAGCCCATTCAGCAATGAATTCAAAAAATCCAATTTCAGTGTTATACCGTGCAGCGTCATTTGCCTGGTTGTTACCGTCAATTGAAAACTGAATTGCAGCCTTTAAACACTCAATTTCTTCAGCCCTTGTCAGCTGCATTTTCATCTGCAACCGCCACAAAACCACAATAGTTTTTCGCCACGTTGCCCGCGCTGGTAGCCGAATTCGTCCACCTTTGCCAGCATTGAGCATTTGTCGCATTGTTCCATTTTGTATTCGGCTACAACTTCACCATTTTTCAATAGTTTGCAAATGCGTGTTTGCGGATTGATTAGTTCAATGTAATCGCTCATTAGATTTGTGGCTTCCATGTTCCGTCGGACGTGAAAACGTACCAAACGGGTTCACACTGATCAGGCTTGCGCCCAACGCATGAGTAGTTAGCCCAATCCTTACCCGTTTTGGCACTCTTTCCAGTTCGCCAAACGCGGTGACCATGACGGCATTGCGGTGCTTCAGCAACTAATTCGCCACCTAGTTGTTTTTTGATTTCGTCCATTGATGAACCCAATGAAGGAATTCCAGCCTGCTCAGCGGCTTCAACCGTTGCGTGGCTAGGGACGTCGCCAAATTTGGTTGTCCAGTAATCGTAATCCTTCTCAGCATTTGCAATTTTGGCTGTTGTGTTTTCAATCTGCGCCATGACTTCACGCACCGTACGTTCAGCACCACCCATGACCAATTGTTGCACCCTCATAATTGCACTGGTGACGGTATCTTCAACAAACCAACGTTTCATGTTTTGCTGATACGCCCCAACGTAGCCGTGGGCGTAATCAATGCCCGCTGGTAATACGTCGTCATAATTGCGAAACGCTTTTGCCTCAACTAGAACGTATCCCTTCTCAGCACTAAATTCAACGATTCGCGTTTCAATTCTGCCCATTGGGTAGTTTGCCAACCAACGTTCCAGGCGTTCACGGCTTGCCTCATAGTTATCAAGGAATCCCATTACTTCACCGCCTTGTTTGCAATGTGGCGTGTGATTGCTTTACGGCGTGCAATGCCTTCACGCTTGCCGTCTTTAAAGCCTTTGGCGTATCCGACCGCAGCTGACATGACTAGCAAAATCACCAGCATGCTTAAACGACCCAATGTGGCGGGGTCTAGTAGATCAAGTACCATTTTGATTTCTCCCGAATCTAGGCGGTAACGACTACCACCTGAACTTAGGGTGAAGCATGATCAACGCGCCGTCAAGAACCTTGCCTGTTTGTCGGCGTGTCGAAAGGCTTTGGCTTGGATTTCAGTCCATTTCCAGCGAGTACACCGCCCAGCGAACCAGTCAAGAAAATTGCCAGGGTCTTTAATAAATCAATAAACGCCGCGTCGTTTGGTGCTTGACTGCCAATTGGCTGTGTGACGAAAATAAGCGCGTAGGTTATGCCTAACGTCACAATGAGAAAAACGGCTGCAAGTGTTGAGCCAATAATCAAAATAAGTTGGGCGTGGACTTCCTCAGGGGTTTTGCGTCGTGCTGGAATTTCCCGTTTCAATGCCAAGAATGTCGTCAGTGCATGTTCCAGTGGGGAGGCATTGCGGTTTTTTACATTCGGCTTTTGCCCAATTGTCGAATTCTTGGCACTCATAACGTGTCCAACCCTGATACCCGCAAGCGGTAAGTAATAGTCCGCACGTGAGGACTACTACCACCGCCGCAAGTTTTCGGGTCACTTCCCCGTTAGCCCGAAACTTTTGTCGTTGGGATTTAACCAACGCAAAACGACTGGTGCAATTGCAGCAACGCCACCCATTGCAAGGGTCTTTGGGTCAGTGATGCCTGCAAGGTATAACGCGAGCGCAGCTGCCATAAATGAGCGCGCCCATGAGGCTGCTAGGGCTTTGGCTTGTTCCATTTCTTTGTCTCCTTTGTCGGTTTTGCTCCCGATTTTGGTGTTTCTACTGTTGGGAATTCGCCCCTGTATGGGACAAACTTTGGAATTCCAAACCCAACAATTTCAGTCCCGATTTTGCGAACCTTAACCATGACCATGCCGCCGTTGCGCTGATCGCCCGTGCCACTGGTGTTGCCTTCAATCGTGACGCATGTCTTGTCGTCAATCAAACCAACAACAATGCCAATGTGTGAAATGCGATCAATGCCGTCATGTGGAAAATCCATGAAAGCCAAATAACCTAATTGCGGCAGATTTGACCAACGTGAAGTCTCTTTAAATTTATGTGCGCCAATGGCAGTACCAACCACTGAATGAATTTTGACACCCGCTTCATTTGCGCACCAATTCACAAAACTGCCACACCAAGGCAAACCGTCTGCCTTTGTAAATTTGCCGTATTTGGTTAGATTGTCGCCTTCTTCAATCGTTCCAATTTCAGCTGCAGCAACTTCAATCAACCGCGCATTTGTGCCCTGCGGATAAGTCACGACAATAACAACTTTGCTTCTTCGGCAGTTATTCCCAAACGCTCGAACAATGCTTCTTTTGCTGCATTTTTTGCAAAAGATTCCTGTTCCCGGGTTTGTGTTATTGCTTGTTCAGCCAAATAAACTTTGTATTCGGCTTCAGTCATTTCACGATCAATTATTTCATCAGTTTCGACATTGTGAAAACGAATCATTGGATTTTTCATTATGAGACTCCATACACTAGAACGGTTCCTGTAAATGTACCGCTTGCCATGCCAAATTTAAGGGAAGTTATTGCTGAAGTTGTTTTAATTAATCCTCCACCAAGAGAAACTGACGCTGCATTTCCAGCAGATGATGTATCATTTCCGCCATAAAATGATAAAGGTTTGAAAAATGAAGTGCTTGTATAGTTATCAATTTGAACACTAAACGCATTGCTGGCATTGCTTGCTAGAAAATTTTGTCCTCCAGCAAGATAGATATCGTCGCTTCTAAATCCGTCGGTTGCAACTGTTGGAGTAGCACCAAAATAATGGCTGATAACCGAATTGCAAATGTTTGCACTTGTGTTTGGTTGCAAATACAATTGAGCATTTGCCGACGGGGTTACTCCATACAATAGAATAAACAACGACTTGTAACTTGTAGAAATCGAACTGATTGTTGTGCTTGTGCCCGAAAGGGAAGTTGTGCTCAAAAGTGTCATGCTATTTGTCGTTGGTGTAACCCACTTTAAACCAGTTGCCTCTGCTGAATCAGCTGTAAGGACTGTACCATTTGTTCCAACTGCCAGGCGGGCAGGCGTATCGTTTGCAGTTGCGCCAATCAAATCGCCTTTTGCGTCCACAATTGCATTTTGAATTGCATTGCTATCGTCTTGCGCCACCCAAGTAAAATCCATGTTTGTGTTTGAGGCTTTTGCAAGCACTTGACCCGTTGTGCCTCCAAGCAAATCAGCCATTGATGTTGCAACGGCTTGACCAAAGACTTCAAAGTCGGCTGGTAAATCGGTGACCAAATCGGTCGAAGTTGGCATTTGCCACGAAAACGGCGTTGTTGGATTTGTCATGTTTTCTCCTTGTCAGGCAACAATTGTTGCAGTTTCCCATTGTAAAGTCGGCGACACGCTAGACCATGTTTCAATCACGGGGACGTCATTCCAGCGCATTGATTGCAATGAGTAGGACAACGGTGAGAGCAGAATTGTCAGGCTTAGTTGGTTATACGAAGCCAAAAACGTCCAGCCTTCCACGAAACCTTGAAAGGTTCCTGAATTCATGTTTAACGGCAAATTGGTAATTCGCAAAGGTTGACCCATGAAAACGTTGATCAAAGCGTCTCTGTCTGAATTGTCAATTTCAGGGTTTGTAAGATCAAAAGTGATTGCCTTGAAAATTGGCTCAGGTTGTGCGCGTAGGGATAAATAGAAATCTGCCTGTTGCGTGGCGTCAGCTGCGTTGTGCAATGTGGTGGTGATGATTTGTGCCAATGTACCAAATTGACCAATTGAGTCTGCGTCGCTGGCAGATTGTTCACTGCTACTGGTAGCGCCGTATTTAATTGTCACTGAATTTCTTACGTCGCCTGCGCGGGTTTGAATATTCAATCCTTGTCCACGGGCTTGATTTGCGTCAATGTCAACGTAGCCATTCAGCGCTAAATAATTGACGCGGTGTGTGCTGTCGGCATAGCCAATTTGACCTGTTGGCGATTCGTACAAATATCCCGCACCTGATGTTGCTAGGGCTGCAACCAAAGAATAGACGTCCACACGTTCACTTGATCGCGCTGCCAATTCATAATTGCCTGGGCGGTCAATTTCTCCCAAACCACTGTTTTCAGCATTTGCCCAAGTTGTCGTTGGGTCATAGGTTGCCCAGGTCAATGCGCCTGGCACTTCTGCCCAGGTATTGAATAAAACCTGACTCAAAACGTCATAAATCTGATCGCCGTCAAATTCTTTTGGCAAAACACCGTTGGTCAAAACCTTTGGCAAACGTGCCAATGCTCCCAGCGCAACGATTGTATAGGTTTGAGTGAACATGGTTGAACCCACGTCGCGCACTTCCAAACCAATGTCCACGACGTTGCCGCCAAAAATAGAGACAAACGTGTCAGCCGTATCTTTAATTTGAACCGAAATACTTGAATTGATTGAAACTGGAATTGACTCTTGATTCACGTCAATCAATTGCACGCTGACATAACCTGCCTGTGCTTGTTCATAAATGTTTGTTCGACCAGTAGTGATTGTTAAATTTGCCAAAACCGCCGTTGTGTATTCAACGCCGTCAATTGTCACCTTCCAAACGGGCGACCACTGCGTCATGCTATTTGCAGGCTAGTTGCGCCGCCTGTGCCGCGGTAATAAGAATCATTGAGCGTGTTAACAATTGTCCGTGCAGTGCCTTCAGAATCTATCGCCCCGTTGACGGTTACGTTGATTGTTGTGCCCATTGAAGCGGCTTCAGCTGCTCTAAATGAACCAGCGTTAAATGAGCCTGTGACAATGTTTGACGTGGACGCAGCAGCCGTTGCAGCGACCGCAGCAGCCGTTGAAACGCCGCCTCCAGTAGTAGTGCCACCCGTTCCAGTTGTGGTCGTTGTGGTGCCACCAGTGATCACCCCTGCAGTAGTAGTTTTTGGTATAACTAAGCCGCCTGAAAATGACTCGCCTCCTGGTGTTGTACCGCTAAAACCACCAGCCCCTTTGACTTCACCAATTTTGCTCAGTGAAGGAATGTCTGAACCAGGCTTGATCAAATTCATGCCACGAATCACGGCATTTATTCCGTCAATTGCAGCGTTCAAGATAGGTGCAATTGCACCAGCAACACGACCAACTAAGTCAAGAACGACTGAAGCAATGCCACCAATTACTTTAATGACCCCACCCATAACCGTTCCCAAAATTGGTGCAACAACTTTGATGACTTCAGCAAAGGACTCAAATGATTTTTTGTTTTCGTCAATGGCAGTTTTAATAAAGCCAAACGCTATAACAAAACCTTCAAAAATTGGTTGTGCAAATGTTTTAATTGTCGTGCCAACGGTTGTGATGACACTATTTAAACCGTTTTCTTTGTCGTTAAAAGCACCAACAATTTTCATAAACACTGGCAATGCTGTTTCATTTAAAAACGTCAAAAACGTTTGAACAACTGGTAATAAGGCCACGCCTAATGATTCCTTTGTTTCGTCAAATGCCACTTTTAATTTATCAATTTGACCTTGATAAGTAGCCGCAGCAGTTAAGGCCGCACCGCTAAAAGTGGCAGATAATTCTCCCGCAATTGTGTTGAAATCTTTGCCCTTTAATTCAGCTGCGCCATAGCCAACGCCTAATTTTGCCAGGGCAGTGGTGTTGCCGTCGTATGCCTTAGCCAACGCGTTTGTAACTGTTTCAAGCGGTTTGCCCGTGGCGGCACTGACGTCTAACGCCGTGTTAAGTAAAGTCGTCGCCGCTTGCGTGTCATTTGTAGATAAAACCAAACGCCCCAATGCTGGGCGCAATTTGTCGTCTGCCACACCAGTTGCCAATGATGTTTTGAGAATTTGCTGTTCAATCGCGGCAATGTTTTTATCTGTCGCACCCGTTGCAGCGGTGATTGCTGTTGCTAATTGGGTTTGTGCTTTTTCGTCAGCAATTGCAGCGTTAACCGAATCAACACCAATTTTGATTGCGTAAGCACCAGCAGCTGCGGCAGCGGCAACAAATGCTGCACCAACAACTGCCCCGACCTTGCCGACCTTATCGCCAAATGTGTCAACGTCTTTGTTTGCTGTTGTTAATGATTTGCTTAGATCAGCAACGTCACCAAGTATGGTCAGTTTGAGCGTGCGTGAACCTGCCATGTCAGTCGTACTTCTTTACAATGTCAGCAAATGCGGTTTCCCATTTTTTTATAATTTCAGGTTGAACGCTGCGCAATGTCGGATAGATAAACCAACCGCGTGAGCCTTTACCCTCACGACCTGACCACACTGGAAATTGCTTGTATTTGTTTGAACCGAATTCAGCCCCGCCCCATAAATCTTGCGTGGTTGCACCGCCTGAAAACTTTTGACGTGCAAAACCATAACTAATTTCGCCAAACTTTGATGATTTGGAAACCTTGCCGCCTGAAGCAATACGACCTGCCACCTTTGGAATTGCCTGTGTTTGACCTGCCGCTTCAATTATTTTTGTGTTAACAAAATCTGCCAATGCGTTTGATGTTGCTTTGGTTTGTTCTAAGGCTTCGTCGTCCATAACTTTGAAGGATTTGGCAATGGCTGACAATTCGGCTTTGTCGTAGGTTATGCCTGGCTTACTTGCCATTTTCTCGCCTCTCCAAAATTTCAATGATTGTCAAAATGTCTTCGGCACTTTCAAATTCGCTGGGCGGTAGCCCCGTTGCCAGGGCTACTTCCCAAACGATTCGACTTAGGCTTCCGACTGGGTAACTTTTGGGTTTGCCTCACCGACGATCACTTCAGAAATGGTTTCAGTCCAAATGTCAATTGGCTTAATTGGTTTGCCTGGCGATTCACGCTTCATGGCGTGATAAGCAAGAAAAACCAAATCGCTAATTCCTATCTTGTCCTGTGCATTTGAAATGGTATTGCCTGTGTGCTTTTCCCATTTTACCCACTCAGGCGGTGCGGCAACGTATGTTGCCTGCACGCCGTCGTTGTATTCAATTGTTATTGGTAACTTCATTTTGTCTCCCGATTGTTAGATTTTAACTAAATGTTTCGCTTGGGTTATTAACCACTACAAATGATAGCGATACTGTTTGAGCGTCGGGTGCTGACCCGCCGATTGACGGAACCACTGGCATGACGTTGCATGTGAAAACCGCGCCTGTTGCAGCGGTCAATGAAACTGCCAGCGTTGTGTTTGGTGCTGATTCCCATGCTGTCCACAATGCTTCGCATAGTGAACCTGTTGCGCCCCAGTCTGCAAGCATTTCAACGTCTAGTGTCCACTGATCGTCAATGTGCTTGTAAGCCTTGCCGTCCAGTGTTTGGTAAGTCTCAACTGTTGGTGAATTGCTTAGAGTCGCACTGGTCGCCTGTGCGTCGTAATTTGTGGAAGCGATCGTCAAGACTAAATCGCGACCCGTGATGATCGTTGTTGGCACGTTGTCTCCTTATGTTGTTTGTGTGTAGTACGTCGAAACGTTTATGTCAGCAACCAGCATTGGACTTTGGCCCACTTCCAACACTGTCGGCTTATCAACAACGCCAACAACGTATCCCGCGGGCATTGCCGCGAGAATTCCTATGATTAGTTTTTCCAGGTTATCTAGTGAACCTGCGTTGCTATTTGAAGCAACAATGGCAGAAATTGCAAAATTAAGTTTGACCTGTGTTTTTGCCTTACCTATCAAAACAACTTCCATGTAGGGCGAACCAGGCAAAATTGCAATGGCTGGTGGCAATGGCGTCTCAGGCACACTGGCATAACTGGTTGCCGCTAAACCGCTGAAGGCTGTTGCTAGGGCTGCGCGGGCGTCGGCAACTGAATTGGCTGGCATTACTGCACAACCGTTTCAACGTCTAGGTAAGGCATAAGCAAGGTTGATACACGGTTGGTCAAACTGCGTCCCATTCTGTATGGGGTTGAAGCAAAATCTACGCCCTGGATTTCGCCACCAGCTGCAATTCGTGATTGAAAAACTTCGGTGCAAACCGCAAGAATCGCTGACTCAATTGCGGGTGTGTTTGCATAAATGTCGGCTGCAGAATAGCCCGAAAGTGTTGCCGTGCCTGTTGGAATTATTTCGCGAAACGTGACGTTGGCATTTGTAATTGCAGCGGTGAATCGGTATTCATGTACGTCAACGACTGTGACGGTTGCTGAAAACGGTGCTGGTAAGCCTGTTACAATGACCGATTGACCAGCAACAAAATGGTGAGCGCGTTGGGTGTAATAAGTCGCAACGTTATCAGTCAACTTGTAAGCGTTAACCGCTGAAGTATTTGCAACCAGCATTGGCAAAATTACGGCTTCACTGGTGTTAATTATTTCGTCCAAATAACTGTCACTGTATAAGGAAACGGACACACCAAGCACCGTGCGCAATTGACTTGCTGTGACAACACTTGGCATGTCCGTTCCTTTCAACTACTGCGGTGTGTTCGGGAGTGACCACACCGCATGACTAGATTTGCTTATGCCTTGTTATTCTTGAACGCGCCCGCTGCGATCTTTGTTGCCAGCGCACCAAATGAATAAATACCAACTGTGATTGAACCGTCCGCAGTTGACTCAGCACGCAATTGGTACTGTGTACCCTCGTACCATGTGTAAGCGTCAGGGTTAACGACTAAGAGTGTTCCGTCGCCGTCGCCACCGTTTGTTGGGTCAACGTACAGGTTCAATCCCGCGACGTTTCCTGTTAGTGATGTTGGTACTGCAACACCTGGTTGGTTCATAGGGTTTGAAACCTGTGAATAAATTGGACGACCATTGTCATTCAATGTCATTAGGTTTGCCCATTGACCAGTTGAAGCAATCAAATTGCGTGCAAATGGATTTGCAAGCCCCGCTGTTGCAGCATAAACGCTTGCTGAACCGCGTGAAATGATTCCAAGCAATTCGCTTGCTGTTGGGTATGTTGCAACTGTTGTTGCATCAAGTGATGCGCCTGAAATTAACAAACCGTTGACGTAGGCATTTTGTGCCTTCGCCATGGCTGCGCCCATATTTCGCAATAGTTCGTCATAAAATAAAGGGCTAGTCCTCGTCAATAATTCTACGGAAAATTTCTGCTGACCCGCAAATTTTTTGACGTCCACTGACAAGAACGCGCTGTTTTGATCTGTATCTGAAAACGCTGCGTCTTCGGCTGTGACTGCAACCGTTGGCATTTGTGTAATCTTTGGAATTTCAAAAGTCATGCCAGCGTCAGGCAGGCTCCCCGAACTGATCGCATCAATGCTGGGTCTAATTCTTGTACCTAGTCCGTTGATAACTTCAGTCAACTGACGTGTAGGAACAAGTCCTGCGTTGTCTGTTGTGTTATCAGCTGCTAGAACGTATTGACGCGCTGACTCATCACCAGTTGCAGCAAGAACCTTATTTTCTAGGTACTTTGAAGCAGTGATTTCAATGCGTGGTGTTGATTTCCAACCACCTACTGCGTTTGCAGTTGCGGTGACTGACTGGGCGGCTTCAACCGTTTCGGCGGTTGCAGCGTCTTTGACGGTGTCTTCCACTTCGTCTTCTCCTTCTGTTGGTTGTGGTGCTTCAGGTTCAATTGTTGAATCTGAAATTTGTTCGTCCTCTGTTGCCGCGACTGACTCAACGCGTGCTGATCGAATAGCAGGTTCCGACGTTAATGCAACGGCTGTCAATTCACCCGCAAGAATTCTCACGGTTCCGTCTTTAAGTGTTTCGTATTCATCAAATGAAACTTCAACGCTGAAACCGTCGCGCAAACCTTCAGCGGCTTCAACTAACGCGTCATTGCCTGCAGTTGTTGCAGCAATTTTAAACGTTGCCGTCATGTTTTGATC